ACTATCACTATCACTATCACTGTCACTGTCATAACAAGAGAATCTCATGCATGACTACCAAAGAATACCGGCTAAACCAATAGCACCAAACGATGATACTAATCTTCGATGGAGTGAAAACGCACTTCGAAAACGTCTTCTCTCCGGAGAATACGAACAAGACCTCGAAGATGAATTATATAGACATCTTCCGAGCGACCGAAGGGAAGCATGGGGAGTTACGGACATGTCCTCCAATCCCATGGAACAAGTCACTCGACAATTAAGCGTTTTATATCATGAAAATCCAATCGTTACAAACTCCGAAGATATCTCCGAACTCGTTTCTCGAGATGGTTACATGACAAAATCCGGAATTTGGTCGATGATGCAACGAGTACAACAATTAACACTCGGAATAAGAGAAACAATCGTTCGAATAGATGTATCTCCAAAAGGAACCAGAACAGAAGGAATAATCTATCGAGTCGTTACTCCGGACTTTGTATATATCGAAAGTTCGGAAGATAATCCGGAAATACCTCTCTATTATCAAGAACTGAGACTCCGATACGATGAAACAAATCGAGAATATTCATGGGTAGCAGATATCATGGACATCAGAGATGAGAAAAACCCGAAATTCTATCTCCGAAAAGTACAACCGAACGGAGAACTCGGAGAAGATGTTTCCTCCATTTTCATGGAAAAACCCATGCTCGGAAATGACTATCCGTTCAGAGATAAACAGAATCGACCCTATCTTCCTATAGTTATATATCACGCACAAAAAACCGGGAAATTGTGGAACTCTTTCGACTGTCAAACTCTTATTTCAGGGAGTCTATCTTCGATGGTTCTTTTTTCCTTTTGGCTTCACGTAGTGAGGGACTGTTCATGGGTACAACGCTATGCGACGAATGTTTTCGTATCCGGTCTAACTCAAAACTCACTAGATGAACCGGCTCGACGTTCTTCGATATCGACCGACCCTTCTTCGATTCTTATTTTTCAACAAGACCCGGATATCAATACTCAACCCGTAATAGGACAATTCGAAGCCGGAGCCGACCCCGAAAAACTACTACAAGCCGTTGCGAGTTACGAATATAGAGTAGCTGTTTCAGCCGGAATATCTCCGAGCGAACTAACGAGAACCTCTTCCGACCCTCGTTCCGGATATTCTCTCTCGGTATCCAGACAAGGACAAAGAGAAAGTTCTCGGAGTTATGCTCCGGTGTTTCGTCTTGCAGATGAAGAATTATGTCAAAAAACAGCTATGCTATGTAATCGTTTTCTCGGAACATCTCTTCCGGAGTTCGGATATCGAGTTTCATATCAAGCCCTCGAATATTCTCCAGAAGAAAAAGAAGCAATTCGACGAGATGTCATCGAAAAATTATCCTCTTCTCTAATCTCTCCAATCGACGCAATTCGACAACTCAATCCGGACATGGACGAAGAGGAAGCAAGACAAACTCTTCTCAGAATCCGAAGAGAAAAAGCGGAGTTTCTATAATGAAAAAAAAATATCTACACCATGGAATTACATGTTTCATGTTATTTTTTGGACTCATCATATATCATTTTTTGATATAAAACTATCACTATCACTATCACTATCACTATCACTATCACTGTCATGAGGAGCAACCATGAAAACAATAACCGGAGAAGACGGTCTCGTCTATATTTTGAAAAGCGACATGGAGAACATCATAAAAGAACGAGTTTCGAAAGTCGCCGAAAAAGTTCGACATCACGAAGAAGAAAACGAAAAACTCCAGAAGGAATTATCGGAACTGAAAACGCATGTATCTTCTTCCGATATTCTCGCCGACCAAGTCTCGAAATTGAAACTCGAACTCGAATCTCAAAAAACCAAATACGACCGATATACGAAAATAAGTCAATACGGACTTTATGATTCGGACATGGTCGACCTTGTAGAATGGAGTTACGAAAGAGCGACTCAAAATCTCGAAGGAAAAAAGAAACCATCTCTCGAAACATGGCTCGAGGAATGTTATAACGATGTCGAAAAAGCACCTCTCACACTCCGACCCCATCTCGAAAAACTGAAAAACACACCGACCGAAATCTCTTCCGAATCTCCATCCAATCCGGAGAAAAACTTCGAGAATGTTTCTCCGGATATCTCCTCGAGCGAAATCCCAACTCCACCAAGATTGAACGGAGGAGCGAAACCACCACCGACGGAAGGAGTTCTCTCCAATGCACGATTTAACGACATGACATGGTATGAACAAAACCGAGATAGAATTATCGCAGAACTCCAACAAAACCGAAATCGTAGGAGTTAATCATGGCTTTAGATTTGTCAAATGAAAAACAATTTCCTTTGGTGAAAGGTATTTCGCAAGGAGAAACATGGCTAGAGATAAAACTTCCGAGAGGAGCAAATCAGATAACAATCGGAAGCGAAACAACGAAAATATTTTTCGGACGAAACGGACAATCAGACGGAGGAACTCCAAATCAAGACCGCATGTTTATTCCGGCCAATAATCTTCTACCCATTCGAATCGGTAAAGGTTCGGAAAGAGTCGAATCTATTTTTGTAGCTAGTTCTTCCGGAACCGCCACAATTAAAATTCTCCTCGAGGAGATTTAACATGGCATTTTTCAGATATACAATTACTATTTCCGGAGATAGCAACATGACGAAAGAAAATCTCTCATCACAATGTAACGGAACTCGAACGACGTTCACAACAAATGCGAATTTCGACTCCGATTCTCTTCGAGTATATTATAACGGAATCAGACAAACGGGAGCCTTCTCTATTGTTTCGGATAATCAGTTCGAATTATCTTTTACTCCTCAATCCGGTGAACTCCTCGAAGTCGATTACATAGAAACCATAACATAAAACTATCACTATCACTATCACTATCACTATCACTGTCACTATCATAAGGAGAAATCATGGCAACAGTTCAAATTAAAGGCGACCAAATAAAAGACTCGACAATTTCTTCGAGTAAAATCGACCTATCGAATAATTTCACTTTTACGGGCGACGTACAAGTAGCAAGCACACCGGCGAACAACTCCTCCGCAGTTCCTAAGAGTTACGTTCTCGACTTAATTCAAGGTTTGTCATATAAAGACCCCGTTCGAGTATCCGACCAATCTTCGATAAGTGCTACATATAATAACGGAGCCGGAACATTAACCGCAGACTCAAACGGAGCGATATCTATCGACTCTATCTCAAACCCTCAACAAGGAGATAGAATCCTCATTCGACAATTTACATCTACCGACGCAGTAGCAAACGGAATCTACACCATAACAACGGTAGGAGATGTTTCTAGCCCGTTCGTCTTGACTCGTTCTCTCGATATGAACTCCTCTTCCGAATTTCGAAATGCTACCGTTTTCGTATCAGAAGGAACCGACGCCGACGTTCTCTTCACACAACAGACAGATAACCCGACTCTCGGAACCGACGCAATTTCTTTCGCTCAAATATCCGGAGCCGCCGGAATCACCGCCGGAAATGGACTCGCTAAAGCGGGAAATACTCTCTCCGTAAATGTTGGAGATGGTATCGAAATCGTATCCGATAATGTACAAGCCAAAATAGGAGATGGACTCGAATTCGACACCGGAGCGACTCGAATAAAACTCGACGGTTCTTCTCTCTCTCGTAGTGCGAACGGACTCTCTATCTCTTCCGGAGGAGTCGACTCGATACATCTTGCGAGTAACTCCGTAACCGCTCAAAAAATAGCGTCTACCGTAGCCGGAAACGGTATCTCCGGAGGAGCCGGAACCGCTCTCTCCGTACAAGCCGACCAAGGAATCTCGGTCGGAGTATCTGGAGTTACTGTTCAATTAGACGGTTCTACACTTGCGAAAAGTGTATCCGGTCTGAAAGTGAATGTTATCGGAACTTCAGAAATTCAAAACAACGCAATCACCGAAGCGAAAATCTCCTCTTCAGTCGCCGGAGATGGTATTTCCGGAGGAGCCGGAACACCTCTCGCCGTAGACCTCGCACCTTCTCCGGGTCTTCAGTTTTCATCTAATAAATTAGATATGAAATTAGTTTCAGACGGAGGACTCCAAAAAGACGCAAACGGACTATCTATCCTTCTCGATGGTTCGACCATGGGTCTGAGTGCTAGCGGATTGAAAGTTTCATCTATTGGAACGACAGAAATTCAAAATAACGCAATCACCGAAGCGAAACTCAATTCATCAGTAGCCGGACAAGGTATCACCGGAGGAGCCGGAACCGCTCTCTCCGTAGACTTGAAACCAAGTTCTCCGGGTCTTGAATTTGTATCCGACCAATTAGCCGTAAAAATCGACTCTACTTCCGGACTCGTAATCGACAATACTTCCGGTTTACAAGTAAAACTCGAATCAGACGGAGCAATTGATTATGACGGAACGAACGGAGGACTCGAAGTTCAAGTCGACGGAGGAACTCTCGAAATCGCTACAAATCAAATCAGAATCAAAGACTCCGGAATTGTAACTCAAAAAATCGCAGACGACCAAATCACCTTAGACAAATTGAAATATCGAGCCGAATTCGAATCGTTCGCTGGTAATGGTAGCGCAACGACTTTCGACCTACAATTCGCCGTTCATTCTTCATGGTTGAAAAAAGTCGTAGTTTATCGAAACGGGTTAAGATTGAAATATGTAGCAAGTAACCCCGCCGACATCGACCAATATTCCGTAAGTGGAACCGGAGGAACCGGAGGAGTTTGTCGAGTTACAATCGGAGCCGCTCCGAGTTCTTCGGATTCTCTCTTCATTGATTATGTTTATAATGTGTCATAAATAATTTTTTGTTATTGTTTTTCTGGATTCTCTCCTTAAAAGACTCATGTTCGCATGAGTCTTTCTTTTTTTGACAAAAATAAAAACTATCACTATCACTATCACTATCACTGTCATAACAAGAGAATCTCATGCACAACTACAAAAACAAAACATAAACAAAAAACAAAATAGATTTTCGCATAATGTAGAAACAAAAAAGATATATATCTTTTTTTTGATATACTGAAATTATCGAAACTGATGTCTAGGTTCGCAACCGTTAATAGCTGAAAAGACTCGACGAACAAAAACTATCTATTTCACCATACAAACAAAGGAACGAACATGGCTCGTAATACCTATGCAAATTTGACCGACCTACGCATGGCGGATATCATCTCAGCTGAAATCAATCTTCTTTTGAAAGATTCTACAAATCTTTTGAATACTCCTTTTATGCAGTACGCAGGAAGTATCAATAACACCGGAACGACAACCATCAAACAAAGAAAAGCCGGCTTAATGGGATACGACCTTTTTACAACACCATCGAACGAAGACGATTCGGTCGCTTCTACTTCGATAACTGATTCTCATGTCGATGTAACCGCCGTTCGACTTGCATTGAATTATGAACTCTCAGACCTTGCGAACATGACCTCTTTCGGACAAGATGTCGACCCCATGACACTTGCTCGTTCAATTGCCGATAGTTATGAAGCCACCGTCGCCGACAAAGTAGCGGACTTGTTTTCGAGTTTCACAGTATCGAAGGGAACTACGAACGCAGTTTTCGACCTTGACGACTTCTTTAACGCAATTTTCGCTCTTGAAACCGCTTCGAATCCCGCTTCTCTTTCCGTAGGAGCACCCGGTCCGTTTGTCTGTGTTTTGGCTCCAAAGCAATTAACCGAGTTACAAAATTCTCTTCGTTCGGAACAATCGAACATTATTGCATTTTCTCCGGCTAATGCTTCCATGCTTGAAGCGAAAGGCTCGCAATACGCCGGAAGTCTTTTCGGTTGCGAACTTTATAAAAGTGCTTATATTACCGCTGTTTCTTCGGTATTAACAGGTGCCATGTGGAGTGCTGGAGCAATCTCTTATTGTGATGGAGTTCCGAATATCGTTCATGGTGGAAATGAAATCATGCCCATGGGAAAAATTGTCGTAGAAATGCAACGAGATGGACTTCGAGCGATTACTTCAGTAATTGGACATGCTTATTTTGGCTGTAGTATTTTGGACGACCCGAAAGGAGTCAAACTAACAACTATCGCATAATATATTTTTTTCGAGAAGAGGAGCATATTCTCAAAAAAATATTTATGAGGGAAGGAGGAGTCTCGACGCTCCTCTCGTTTCTTCTTCCGACCCTCACCTTTTCTAATAATTCACAAGAGGAGTTTTTGAGATGGATTATTCAACACTTGCACAACCATGGCAACAAAAAGCCGAACAAGGAATCAAACTTCCGACCGCTCGGAATAGTTCTTTTTTCTATAAACATCACCCGAAAAATTGGGAGTTACACTATTTCAAACGTACCGAGGAACGAGAAGTCGGAACCGGAAAAACTAAGACTATCGAACAAGTCGAAATAGAAATTCCGGTCATGTTACCTCAATTATCTATTCAAAAAGAAACGCCCGGAGTCAATGGAATAGAGCATGCCGGAAGAGGGAGAGCAGATTCGACAGTATGGCAAGCGAAACTCGTTAAGCAAGGATGGACAATAATTTCACCTTCGCATGTTGACTATCTGAGAATATATCCATGTTGGAATGGACAATTCCATGCGACAAAGTTCGATACTTTGGAAAATCTCGGAGGCATGCTCGTAAATTCGTTCGATTACGAAGCTTATGCAGAATTCCGAAGAGAATTAATTCTATCTGGAGTCATTCGACCAATACATGAACATATCATCAAACAAAGAATATTTGAAATTCAAAGATTATGCGAACGAAAATATCAATCTCAACATATACCACAAATAGCCGAGCAACTTGCAAACCTTGAAAAAGCGAAAAAAGATATCTCTTCATTTTGGGAAAATCTCAAAACGAAAAAAGTCGAAGTATATCGTTTTTGAGAAAAAAAACTATCACTATCACTATCACTATCACTATCACTGTCATAACAAGAGAATCTCATGAGCAAAGAACAAGAAATCAAACAAAGACTTTTCAATCGTGGAGTACAAGAACAGATACAAAAACATAGAGAACAAGGTATCAAAGTTACACCGGAAAAAAGAGAACAAATCGAGAAGAGCGTTTCTCGAATCGTTAATCAAATGAGAAAATAAGATATGTCTACTCCGTACGCAAGTAATATAAAAATCGTTGAATTGTTGGAACGAAATAAAGGCCAAACAACCGATATAAAAATATTTCGGAATGGTTCTCAAATCATACCGACCGCCGGACTCTATTCTCTCAAAAAACCGAACGGAGAATTTATCGTCGAAGATGGAACCGCTTCGATAGATGGAAATGGAACAATATCCTATAACCACACGACGAACGAATTATCTTCGACTTTAGAACTCGGAGAAGGATATATCCAGGAATGGAAAGTAACAATATCGAACGAAATACATATTTTTCGAAGAACGGGAGCGATAGTTCTTCGAAGATTGTATCCGGTAGTAAGTGACATAGACCTCACTTCGACATATTCCGACCTCGAAGACCTTCGACCATCGAACATGAACTCATATCAACAGTATATAGATGAAGCATGGTATCAAATTCTCAATAGACTTCGAAATCATGGAGCCGGCTTCGAATATCTAATTATGTCTCCGGAGAGTTTTCGTTCTCCTCATATCAATCTTTCATTATATTACATCTTCCGAGATTTTCATTCTTCACTTGCTCAAACAAACGGAAGATATCTCGAACTAGCTCAAGAACATCAGAGATTATATAACTCAGAGATAGATACAATTTCGTATCAGTACGACCAAAGCCATGTAAACAGAATCGACGACAAAGACAAAAGAACGAGAAGTCAACCGACTATTTTTCTAACAAGAAGCGGACAATATTTTCGATATCCTAGGAGAAGAAGATAATGTCTCTCTCATTTTCACAACTCCGACAAGCCATCTCGACAAAAATCGAAACTATTTCCGGCATGAGAGAATCGAAATTCCCTTCTCAGTATTTCGAGAAAAGTCAAGATTCAATCATACATAAGAGTTTTTCGGTAGGTATCGAAACCGTATCCGACATCGGAGGAAGACAAGGAAGAGGAAGACAAATTCTCGTATCTTCGAATGTTATCGTTATTTTTGCTTATAGATTACGACCGAAAGACGTATATCCGACAGACTACGATAATTCTCTTAATTTGGAGAAACAAATTATCGAAACGATTCTCGGTTCTTATGGTACAATACAGAACGAAATATCTATCAAGTTCGATTCATCCAATCGAAACATTAACGATAATCTCGAATATCAAATAACTACTTTATTTTTCACCGCTCAACATAATATAGGAGTATAACCATGGCATATTCAACAATTCCAAAAGTTCGAAGAGATGGAACTCTCGTTCTCAAAGACGGAACCGGAACTCCGGTCACTTTAACGGTAGCCTATGAAGAAGGGAATTTCTCTTTCGATGTACCGCTCGACGCTCAAACAGTAATTCGAGACCGTTCTCTCATCGTAGCAGTTCGCAAAGGCGACGAAGAACCAATCTCCGGAAGTTTTTCGTTTTACTTCCGAGCCTTCTCATCTTCCGACGCCGGAGGAGTACGAGATTTTATTTCCGGTTCAAATGCTTACTCTTCTAACGTATCCACCGGAGGAACGGGTTCTCCGTATGTCGAACATTTCGCCGTAGATATGCAATTCACCGTAGAAGGAACAGACCTCGGAGACGCCGCCGACCATGTAGCGACCTTCTCAAAATGTGTTTGTTCTATGAGTTTCGCAGAAGGCGACCCCGATACATGGACATTGAATTTCACATGTTACGGAGGAGTGAGTTATTCATAAGAATAAACTATCACTATCACTATCACTATCACTGTCACGAGGAGCAGACATGATAAGACAACTCGGTAAATTTGGAACAATCGAAATAACTCCTCCGAAAAGTCTCGCAATATCTTTCGAGATTATTTCGGTTTGGAGTTCAAATCCAGACCAAGCGACCTTGGGTCGACTTTGCGCAAGTGCTATCGGTATATGTACAGAATCTAAACCGTTTCTACCGTCTTACAGACCGGAGAGAGATAAAATTCTCGACTATGGTTTTCGATGTTTAGAACGTCTTCTCGAAAAAGGAATCACCGCAAGCCAAATATATAACGTAGGACTCGAATGTCTAATGTTATGTTCTGACAAACTACCTAATGAGGAGGAGATAACAGACATCGAAAATTTTTCGAGTTCTCGAGATTCGGACATTTAGATTTTTTGAGTCTCGAGATATCTCTTCTTTGGAATCAACTTCCGACATGGTTCGATTCTTTGGAAACAAACGAAAAAAACCGACTTATAGCTCATTACAGAAAGCGGAATCGCTCTCCAGATGAACAAAAAAGAAGAAAAGAAGAACGACAAAAAAAGAAGATGGAAGAAATTATCGAGAGGAAAAAATGTCAAAATATCAAGTAAAATCCGGAAATGTGCAAGCGAAAATAAATTCGTCTTTTGATGATGGAATATATAATCTTATTCGAAAATGTCTTCCAGATGGAGTGAAAGTTTTCGAAGCAAATCTCCGAGAAATTGAAAAGGAAGCAAAAAATAATTGGCTCGTTCGACAACCTACGAAACCCGTTCGAGATGATGAAGGAAATATCAAAATTTCGAAGAATGGAAAACCAAGAATTCGAAAACAATCTCCTTCGAAAGGTTCTATCGACAAATTTCGAATCAATTCTCGTATAGTACAAAGCGGAGAAATAGAAATTTATCTCGAGAACTACTCTCCTTATGCTTTCGCAATCAAAACCGGAATCGACTCGAAAGGACGAAACGGAAAAGAAGTCTATCTCGTTTTAGGAAAACGAATTGCAAAAGAATTATTATATACTCCACAAATGAAACAAAGTCGAAAAGTCATTCGACAATATACAAAAATAATCATGAAACTACAAAAATAAAAACTATCACTATCACTATCACTATCACTATCACTATCACTGTCATAATAGAGAATTATCATGGGTGACCAAAATCAAACAGTATCGATATCGTATCGAGCAGACCTCAAAGACCTACTCAACAATTTGAAAAAGATACCCGGAATGACAAAGGAAGAAGCCCAAAAGATGGTAAAGGCTCTCGACCGTCAACTCAAACAAGCAGAGAAAAGCGCACAGAAGGCCGGGAAAAACACTTCGAAAGCCATGGATCAAATTTCGGAGAGTACAAAGAGAGCAAGTTTTAACGCTCGAACCCTTCGAAGAGACTTCGCAAATATTGACCGACTATCCTCGGAGGCTTCGCAAGCCCTTTCGATTCTATCTCCGGAACTCGGACAAAGTGCCATGCAAGTTTCAGTTTTAGCAAGTGCCATGGAATCTCTCGGACGAGTCTTTTTTGTTTCGAATCCTTTATTTTTGGGCTTAGCTGCAGCCGCCGGACTTGTATATTTCGCTATGGATAGCCAAGAAACAAAGACGAAAGAACTCCAAAAAGCGACGGAAGAGTTCAACAAAGGACTAGCAGAATCGGACGAACAACTCCTCGAACTTGAAAAACAACTCATCTCTATAGAAAAGGCCTTCGGAGATTTTCAAACGATTCTCAACGATACCACAAACGAAATAAACCTCATGACGGGAGCCATAGGAGAAACACAACTCGAAGAACTAAAGATTTTCGAACAAGCACAAAAACAAGCCCTCCAATTGGTAGAAGCCGAAGAAGAAGTCTCCGAAAATCTCCGAAAACAAAAACTCGTAAAAGAAGACCAAATTCGACTTTTGAACGAAGAACTCGAACGGACACGAAAAACCGGAAAACGAGGACATGAATATCTGAAAGTTTTAGAATATCGAGATAGACTCGAGCGAAGTATCGCAGAAAAACAAGAAGACGTTCTCTCCATAAATCGACAAATATCACAAAGTCAAGAGAAAATTAACTCCGGTTTTCAAGACCAAGCGGATGAGATGGAAAAAATTCTCCTCAAAAAAAGAAACGAGGAGATTCGACAAGAGAAAATACAAGAAGCGCAAAGAAGAACGACGGAACGACTTCGAGAATATCAAAATGTACTAAAAGATATCATGGAACCGCTTCGAGATGTCGATTCTCTACTTCGAGAACAGGCCAAAGCACAAGAAAACGTAAACAAACAACTTGAAACCGCCGTATCGACATCTCGAAAATTACAAATCGACGCAATCAAAGACCAAATTTCGGAAATTGATAAACGTATGAAGAAAGAGAAAGACTCCTCGAAAATATCGGAATCTCTTCTCTTTTTTGAAATGCAAAGAAAAGGAATCATCGAAAAAAATAATCTCCTTCTCCAGATAGAAAATATTCAAAAAACACAAATCAAAGAACAAACCGAAAAAGAACTCCAATCGATACAAAATCAAATATCTCTTGTAACATCTCGAAGAAAGGAAGAAGAAGACACACTCCAAACAATGAGAGAACAACTCGAAGCCGAACTCGTAACCGCTGAAAAACTGAAAAATAAGAGAGAGAGAACCGAAAAAATAAAATCCATAAACGAAAAGATTCTGGAACTTTCGGAACGTGAACAAGAGTTCAAATCTACAGAACAAAGAGACCTCGAAACAGTTATATCACTCGAAGAACTGAAAAGACAGACTCAACAGAACGGAATTGCAGAACTCGAACAAGCGACGATAGAACTCCATGAACTCGAAAAAACAAACCTACAAGAAACGATACAACTCAGACAAGAAGCAATAGTTCAAACCGGAGAACAGTTTCTAAAAGTTTTCGGGGATATCAATTCGCAAGTTCAAAAAATCGTATCGGCTAATGTTGGAATGTTAGAAAATGAAATCGAACTCATGACAAGAGAACGAGATAAACAAATCGAAGCCATAGAACAAGCAGAAAAAGACGGACTCATGACCTCCGAACAAGTCGCAAAGCGAAAAAAGGAGATAGAACGAGATTACGCTAATAGCGTAAAAGATGAACAATTATCCATATATAAAACAAATCAGAATCAACAAATCGCACAAGCAACGATAGACGCCGTTTCGGCTTCGATACGAGCCTTCAAAGATTACAAATTCCCCGCTTCGCTTGCTATCTCCGGACTAGCCTTCGCCGCCGCTACAAAACAAATTCAAATGATAAAAAGCCAACCGCCACCAGAAAAATTTGATGTCGGGGGCATGATTGGAAATCGAGATAGTCTTTCGCCAGACCAAAGAAATATAAATGTTCTCTCCGGAGAAGCGGTTCTCGATAGACAAACGGTTCGAAATCTCGGAGGAGAATCCGGAATTCGAAATCTACAAAACGGAGGAACGGGTTCTCAAGTCGTAATCATACAACCGTTTCGACATTTCGATAGATTCGTTCGAACGGCTTCGAAAAATGGAATTCTCCGAACGTCAAAAATAAATCAATCATACTGAAAACTATCACTATCACTATCACTATCACTATCACTGTCACTATCACTGTCATAACTGAGAATCATCATGGCGACTTATACTCCGATTTTATCTTCCGAAACTCTCGACCGTTCAAATTGGTATTACATACCCGGAGATACGCAAGACGATACAAATACAAATTATCAACCGAGAAACCCGTTCTCCTCGGTTGATGGAATAACGGAAAATATTATAACTTTTTGGAACTCCGGGATAAACACCGAAAAAATGCTCTCATATAAAAATGCTATTTCGGGAACCGCTACTCTAACATTCAAAATTATGAGAGGAGGAGGAGGAAGTTCGCAACCGACATACAACGTCAAAATAGCAACCGGAAACACAAATCGAGTTTTTCATCTCAGTACTTATGATTGGGTTACTAATGCACAAGTTCAAATAGTCAAAAGTTCAACCGGATACACAAAAACAGATACATGGATATCCGAACAAACCATCTCGAAAACTGATATATCTTTTACGGGATGGACGACAATAACGCAGACCATAACCGGAGAAAACTTCTATATCGGAATCAAACAACCCACAACCGACAACGGAGGAGGGTTCGCACTTGCAGACGTAGAACTCACAATCACAAACACAACCGGCGACCGCTCGACGGAAGTTCTTCGAGGACTTCTCACTCCGTACCCTCACGAAGGAGTTAACGCAATTTGGGACAGTGAGAAAAACTTTTCGCAACAATCACCGAGAGCCGGAACACCTCTTCCGAGCAAAGAAACCGGACTCATCATCTTAACCACCGGACAACAAGACGAAACAACAGATATAACCATAACAACCGAGAGAGCCGGTTCCGTAAATTTGGAAACCGGAAAAAACGCAAGTTTCACATGGAACGAAACCGATAATTCCCATGTTTATGGTTATGACTATCCGACGACGATACAAGGATATCATAACCTCGGAACAAAAAGTCTATTGCAAAATTTCACCACTCCAGACGCAATAAGAATAACGAGCGACGAATCTCTCCTTATTGTTTATTACGATACAATAGGGAAAAACGTTCGATGTATGAAACTCCAGAAAAACGGAACGAAAACGACAACGACTTTAACGAATTACGGAATATCTCCGACGATATCTCCTCAACCTTGTATTTGTATTCTACCGAATGGACATATTTTGATAGCTCATTATTCGAGTTTTTCGAATACGAATCGATGTCAATTAAGGACATATATCTCTCGAGATAATGGTTCGACGTTCGAACTCGCTTCGACAAATGCACTCGACGAAAGTATAGATATAAATACCTCTACCGGAGTTAACCTTCGAAGAATGAGAATGTTAGCTAATGAGAATCAAGTTCTCATTCTAGGACATGTCGAAGCATATCCGACCGGAGTCAATAGAACGATACAATTCGCAAGTTCGAACATGGGTTCGAGTTTTCGGAATTTGGGAATTCAAAATCCGAGTTTCGAAGTCGGTTTTATTGGCATGTGGTTAGACAAAAACAATCAATTTCGAGTTCTCTTTTTGAGAGGAGTAGATTATAACGATTACGGAGTTATAACTCTTCCGCATGCCTTTTTTACTTTTGGAACCGCTACCTCTCTCGAACAAAATTTCTCTATTGATGGAGGAAATATATTCTATTATAATAGTACAACAAAAGAATATGAGAAAGGACTCGAAGCGGATGTTTATAAAGATGAAGACGGAAAAGTTTTCGTAGTTTTTCGACATGTTGAAACAACGGACGAAGGTTCTTTTTTCATGCAAGTATCTCTCGACGATGGAGATTCATGGCAATATGTCAACGGAGCCGAGTCGATAACCGAAGCGAAATATCTCTATCGTTCGGAGGAACTCGACTCAACACTCAAACAAATTCGAGGAGTTCCTTTTCAAGGGAAACATGCTCTTATTGTAACAAATAAATCGAATACCTCCGGGAATGGAGATTCTCTTTCGATTTTATATCTCGGAGGATATTCGACGAGAACTCTTCCGGCGACTTCCGAACTCGAAACTCCAATCTATGAAAGCATGGGTTTCTATCGAACATGGGTTCCTTTCGATACTCCAGATAATACCGGACTATTTGTTTCGAGCGGAACAACAAGTCAAGCGACCGTAACTCCGGAATATATGACTATCTCCGGAAGTTCTTTTCTCTATTATAAGAAAGACGTATCAACAACACCGGACGAAGGATATCTCATTCGAACAAGTTTAGAACCTATCTCCGGAGGAAGTGATTCGAGTCTCCAAAGAGGAATTCGTCTTCGATTGAAAGATTCTACAACTTCGTACGAAGTAGAACTCCGAATCTCCACAAATAAAATAGTAGTTTTCGACCCTATAGCGAATTCTTCTCTCGGAGATGTAACTTTCGGAACCGGAAACGAACATATCGACCTTCTTATCTCTATGTTTCGAAGTACGGTCTATGTATGGATAGCATATCATGACCGAGTAAACGGTTCATTTTCCGCAAAAAAATACGAACTAGTGAACGACATCTCGACGACATTACAAGACGACGGAACGACTTCGACAGAACCTTCGACAATTCAGTTCGGACATTTCACAAATTGGACGGGAGAAACTCGATTCTATGAATTCCACCGGACAACCTCCGGACAAGTAGACCAAAGATTAACGACCGGAACGGACATTCTATCGAGAGAATATCCTAAATTTGGAGATTATATCTATATTGACGGAGGAATGAGAATAACGACGAAAGACTCTCCGACATATAAAGGAGATTCATGGAGAATAGAACAAACCGCTCTCTATCCAATCGAAAAAATATTCTTTTCGGAATCTCCTTCGATGTCGGTATATTGGAGAAGTTTATCCGTAACCTCCGGAAATGTACCGAATAATTTTATCCCGTTACTACTTGATAACAACTTCACGACCGGAGCGAACTTCTCCATGGGTAATGATATAATTGGTTTTCGATTGGAGGGAATCAATTTTCGGAATGTAAATCTCAAATATCGGAACGGAACCACAAACACATGGATAACTCTATCTTCTATAGATGTTTCTTCCGGTCTTTCGGGTAGTTTTACAAGACAAGGAGCAAACATTCAACCGACCGGAGCGAGCGCAAATCCGAACCCGTTTTTCGCTCAATATTGTGAATTCAAAGGAGCGATAGCAGAACTCGACGACGGACAAGGAACCATAGTTCGAAGACGTATCGCATGGAACTCTTCCGGAACATTTTCGAACGTTTCTTCTCAACGAGTACAAATCAAACTCGAGGACTCTACACCAAGCGACCCAACCTCCGGAACACTTCGAATTATTCCAAACGCCGTTACGATAGTCGTTTCGGTTAATGGAATTCGTGCAATTGCATGGGGACTTGATATCCCAGCTCAAGAAACGATAGATAATTTTTTTCAAATCTCGAATTTCTGTTATGGAGCCATCTCGATATTTTCTCCTCAATATGGACGAGGACGCTCCATGACTTTCGAACCAAACGTCGAGATTTTCGAAACTCCAGACGGCACAATCAAACCTCGAAAAAGAGGAGAAGGAAGAAGAACATGTCGAATCGCATGGAGTGAAGGAGTCGACACTCGTTCTATCTATGGAAACTTGACAAATCTCGAATATTATAAAAGTTCGGACACTTCCGGAGCCGAAGCCGTATCGACATGGGGAGATATACCGCATAAATTAGAAGGAATATATAGATATTGCGACGGTTCGAAACCAATTGTCTATCTTCCGTATATTATATATTCTGAATCATCTTCGAACGACATTCGAATTCTCAATCGTCGAGAACAGCATATTTTCGGTCTACTTGACGGAGGAATGAGTTTCGATAATGTTCTCGGAGATGAATATTCCGACGAAGTTTTTCGAGTCGCTTCGATAACAATCAAAGAAATTATATAAAACTATCACTATCACTATCACTATCACTATCACTATCACTGTCATAATATGGAATCATCATGGAATTTGTCGGAATTGATGTCGTCTATCTTTTGGAAATCACATGGGACGCACAAATCTATAGATTTTCGAGTAAACCGATAATTCTCGACGTAGCGAACGGAGGAGATTCTATCTCTTTTCAAGGGAGCATGAACGATATCGAATTTGTCGAGTCGACAAATCTTTTCGGACTTGTCATCGAAGAACAAGCCGTCCCGATTGAAATCGTTTTCGACCAAATAAATCTAGTAAAAGAAAGAATGAGAGGACGACTTCTCGACGGTTCTCGAGGAGAATTATCGTATATCATTCTCGAAAAAGATACTCAAAATTCGAAAGATACATACGAAGGACGAAGACTCCTATTTCGAGGACGTATCTCTCAACCAATCATAGGAGACCGTTCGCAACCTATAGGACATGTAGCCTTTTCACTAATTCAAGGAGTCGAAGTCGACGACTTTTTAATCAAAGAAACAACATATCAAATTGAAACACAAAACCCGGCCACCATTGGAAAATATCATCCTTTTATTTTTGGAACCCCCGGAAAAAAAACCTATGCGATAGACTCTTCCAGTAATACTTATTATGTCGAAGATGATTATTTTGTAACTCCAGCATATCTAATTGAAAATTCTCCATGGGTACCGAGTGCGAATTTATCAATTGCCGGTCATACAGTTATAGCGACTTCCGTTCGTGTTATTGATGGAGAAGGAACAGAAAGCACACGAGCCATAACAGAAACGTTTAACGACGTTCAAAGATTCGTTTTTTCAAAAGTCGACTTATATTCCGACGGAGGAGCCGGTTTCGTATTGTCTACCGGTGACAATGCTCGATACTATGTAGCATGGACGGGAGGAGGAATACCGAATCCATACGGACAAGGAACTCTCGAAGGAGGACTCGATATTATTCGATTTATTTTAGAACAAGGAGATATAGACGTCGATTGGAAATCTTTCGAAGGATACTCCGGACTTCTCAACAGTTATAAATTCGCCGGATATCTGAATAAACCGACAAAAGGACTCGATTTTCTACAAACTTTTATTCTACCATACATGCCATGCGAAATTTCTTTCGGTTCTCTAGGACTTCGAATCGTGGTTCCTTTGTTGTA